AGAGTTACAGCAGAAGAAATCCGCTTGGTCACTCAATCAATCGAAAGACAACTAGGTGGAGCCTTCAGTCTTCTAAGTCAGGAACTTCAGTTACCTTTGGTAAACCGAATGATGACCAGATTACAGAAGAAAAAGAAACTACCTAAACTACCGAAGAAATTCATATCACCTGCTATAATTACAGGGATAGAAGCTCTAGGCAGAGGGAACGACCTGAACCGATTGGACTTCTTCTTACAAGGTATGGCTCAGACCATTGGGCCAGAAGCAATAGGACAGTTTGTGAATCTAAGAGAGTACATTAAACGTAGAGCAACAGCCCTTGGAATAGATACTTTAGGACTCATTAAGTCTGAAGAAGAACTCATGGCCGAGATGCAACAAGCACAGCAGGACGCAGTGGTACAGCAATTCGGTGGTCAAGCAATGGACATAGCAGATCGTCAATTTCGGGAAAACCAACAATTAGAAGCAGCAAAGGAGGCTGAATAATATGGCTGAACGAATACAGATGGATAGCGGAATAACAGGTGCGGAAGCACCAGAGGAATCACTTGCGGAAAACCCGATGGATCAAGCGGGGGAAGTATCGGAACGACCCGAATGGCTCCCTGAGAAATTCAATTCACCCGAAGATATGGCGCAAGCCTATGGTGAACTCGAATCGAGAATGGGTGGAGAGCCTGCGGATACGTCCGAGGATACCCAAGAAGAAACCGTTGAAGAAGCAACTGGTCTCACCACTGAATATCTTGCACCGTACTCTGATGAGTTTATGGAACATGGTGAGTTATCTGAGGAGTCTTATGACCGATTAGAGAAGGAAGCAGGTATCCCACAGGATATCGCTAGGGCTTATGTTGAAGGACAACGTGCTCTAGTAGAACAACAACAAAACACAGTGTTCGCTGAAGTCGGAGGACAGGACAACTATAACGAAATGGTAGATTGGGCTGGTGAGAACTTCACCGATGCTGAAATCACATCCTTTGATAATGCTGTAGACTCTGGTGATGCTAATGCTGTGATGATGGCTGTGAAAGGTTTGTCTGCAAGATATGCTCAGGCAAACGGAACTACACCCCATCTTGTTCAAGGAAACGCTGGCAAAGATTCAACCAGTGGCTTCCAAAGTTGGCAACAGGTGTCTGCTGCTATGCGTGACCCTCGTTATGCTAAAGATCCTGCTTATCGTTCTGATGTAGAAAATCGTCTTAATGTGTCTAACCTAACTCAATAAAGGACTACTTATGAAATCTGGATACAAAACAACTGAATTTTGGCTAAGTGCTGCTGCTACTGTAGTAGGTGGTGCTGTAGCTTCTGGTTACATTCCTACAGACGGCCCATGGAACCAAGTGATTGCACTCGTAGCTTCTGCTCTTGTTGCACTTGGATACACTGGTGCTCGTATGAACCTCAAGTCCACTGAGTAATGTGGGCAGCAATAATTAGTGCGATTGCAGCACTATTCAAAATCTTAATTCCCGTAGCTTTGGAGAAAGCGAATGAACCGACTAAAGCCATTGATGCTCCTACTGTCCCTAAGCGTTATCGTGATGCTTGGGCTGACAGGGTGCGGAGGTTCACGAGTCGTATTCGTCCACCCAAGTGACGGGTTAGTGAGGCTTGGCCCTGATGTACGGGGTCATGTCTATTACTGGAATGGTTCCTCATGGGAACTTTCTGGAAACTCGGTAGACCTTCCTGAAGGATGGTTTGCTGGGGACGTACAAATCCCAACAGAAGACAACGCTGAAGACGCAGCCCACTGAGGTGGACAACTGGACAGTTCAAGGTGGCAGAACTTTGAGATCGAACGTCAATCTTTTGTCGTAACTTTAACTTTAACTGTAAAGGAGACTTGATATGTCAAATATGACAGAATCACGCCTCGGTCTTAATGTGGGAGGTTCAGATAACTTTGAACTATTCCTCAAGACTTTCAGTGGAGAAGTATTAGCAGCGTTTGAAGAACGTAATGTTATGATGCCTCTCCACACCGTTAGAACTATTACTAGCGGTAAATCGGCTCAATTCCCATTGACTGGTACAGCAACTGCTGGCTACCACGCTCCTGGGGATGAGATCTTAGGTACAGCTATTAACCACTCCGAGCGAGTAATCAATATCGATAACCTACTTGTAGCTTCAGCGTTTATCGCAAACATTGATGAAGCAATGAATCACTATGATGTCAGAAGTATTTATGCTTCTGAGCTCGGATATGCCTTGGCCAACCATGCCGATAAAGCGGTTATCCGTTCAGCTATTGCTGGTGCTCATGATACTACTGATGTTCTTGGTAACACAGGTGGTACTGAAATAACCACTGGTGGCACAACTGGTGATGATATCATTGATGGTATCATTGATGCTGCTAAAACAATGGACGTAAACAACATCCCTATGGGTGATCGTTTCTGCGTCCTAGGGCCTACGTCATTCTATAATGTTCTTAAATCTGCTGGTGGTGCTGACACTGCTGCTGCTGTATTGAACAAAGATTATGGTCCAGGTGCTTCAGTCCTTCAAGGTGGTGGTCAAACCATCCGAGTTGCTGGTGTGAATTGCTATATGAGTAACCACGTTCCTACAGCCGATGAAGATGATGATGGTTCAGGTACAGTAGATACTGTCCTTGGTTCAACTTCAATACGCAACGCTCCATTTAATGATGCGGGTGCTACTAATGCTGATTCTGACGAAGGCTACTCAGGTACTGACTTCTCTAATTACCAAGGCGTTGTATTCCACCGCAGTGGTATCGGTACTGTTAAGCTCATGGATCTTGCAATCGAATCTGATTACTTGGTGCAAAACCAAGGTACTTTGATGGTTGCTAAGTATGCTATGGGTCACAACTACCTCCGAGCAGGTGCTTGTGTAGGTCTTAAATCCTCATAATTTAATTGAGGTTTTTGAGAATACTTTTGGGGTTGGCCTCTCTCTGAGGGGTCAATCCTTTTTTAATTTAAGGAGTCTTATATGGCACTCGCCTCAACGACTAAACTCAATGCGATTAACACAATCCTAAGTGCTGTCGGAGAAGCACCTGTGAACTCCTTAACTGGCTCACTTACAGCCGATGTCCGACTTGCTGAGTCCATCCTAGATGAAACCTCTCGTGAGGTTCAATCTGTTGGGTGGCACTTCAACACCGAGAAAGATGTACCTTTAGCACCTAACAGTGAAGACCAGGTGGTTCTAGGTACAAACATTGTTAGAGTAGACCTAGAGGATTCTAACGTAGATTCTGATTACGATATAGTTATCCGAGGAACTAAACTCTACAACCGTAAGAAACTTACATACACTATTACAGCAACTAAGAAGTACACAGTGGTCTATCTACTGGACTTCACAGATATGCCTGAGAACGCTAGGCGTTACATCATGATCCGAGCTGCTCGTATCTACCAAGACCGCTTGGTTGGCTCAGAGAAGCACTCCATGTTTACAAGGGCTGATGAGCAGCAAGCATTGTTTGCACTCAGGGATTATGAAATGGAATCCGCAGATTACAGCATCTTCGATAACTTCGATGTGGCTCGTGTAATAGATCGTGCCAGCGTCATCAATAAATTGGATAGAGGCTAATGCTAACTACTAAGTCGATTCCCAACCTTATCAATGGTGTATCGCAACAACCTGACTCCTTGAGATATGCAACTCAATGTGAGGCTCAGGAGAACGCATACCCCAGTATTGTTGAGGGATTAACCAAAAGATTACCTACAGAACACCTAATGAATACAGGTATTACTACTTCGGGTAAGACTTTTGTACATACCATCAACAGGGATACGACTGAGAGATACTCGTTGGTTATCAGAGATGAGTCTATCAAGGTCTTTGACTTAGAGAATCTAAATGAGGAAACTGTAGATACCCCAGATGGTGTCACATACCTCGATACATCTAATGCAGATACAGCCTTTAGAGCTGTTACGATTGCTGATGTTACCTATATTGTGAACACTGAGACAACTGTGGCTATGACTACAGATGATACACCGTCTTCAGTAAACACTTATGAAGCCCTGATATTTCTTAAACAAGCTAAAGATAGTGGTACATATACGGTAACTGTAGATACTGTTGCATACACTGAAGCTGCAACTGCTGACTTAGAAGCGAGTGCTATAGCTCTAGCAGCAACACTTGATGCTGTCACAGGACTTACAGCTACCTCTGCTGGCTCTGTCATCTATCTTACTAAGGCTACTGACTTTACTATCAGTGCATCCTTTGATGAAGGTACAGAGTACATTGAGACTTTCAAAGGTACTGCCCAGAAGTTCACAGACTTACCTACCTTCTCTAGAGATGGTGTAATCATTAAAATTGAAGGTGATCCTACCGATGGTATTGATGATTACTATGTGAAGTTTGTTACCACAGGTGCTGCTGCCAGTATTGGTGAGGGTACTTGGGAAGAATGTGCAGCTCCAGCCTTAAATGACTCCTTAAAGTTTGATGCTTCAACAATGCCTCATATTCTTATCAGGCAGGCTGACAGTACATTCGTCTTTAAGAAGGCCGATGGAACAGACCATGATACTTATGACTATAGTGCCTTTGGTTGGGGAGAGCGACAGGTTGGTGACTTACTGACTGAACCTAACCCCTCATTCATAGGTGAAACAATAAATGATATGTTCCTGTTCAAGAACCGCTTAGGTTTCCTTGCAGGTGAAAATGTCATCATGACAGAAGCTGGAGAGTTCTTTAAC